ATGAATATCATTACTATGTACGAACAAAAGTACATTGGTCTGGAAACGTTTGTTGAGGAATTTCCCCATCATGTATCTGAATCACAAGAGTGTATTTTCGGAATTGCTTGTGTTGAATTTTATGTCAGTCTTGTTCTAAAAAAACACGATTTTCTTTACTATATCACACCTTATAATTCAATTTAAAGTAGCCAAAATATGGCTACTTTTTTCATTATTTTGAATAAAGACATTGACATTATTATGTATCCGATATATAATATTAGTATAGAAAGGAGTTGAAATTATTGAGGAAACAACGAAGGGAAAAAGAAAAGCTTGAAAAGCAAGAGCAACTAACAATCAAAATTGGCTTAGTACAGCGATACTAGCCATAATTGAAAAGTTACTCGAACTGCTAATCAAACTTCTCGACAACTAGGGATAGGGCGAAAGCCCTCCCTTCCCTTTGATTATATCATAATGAAAGGAATGAATCGAATGTCCAAGAATTTAAAAAGAAGGAAAATTTTAAATTTTGCCTTATTGATACTTATGGTTTTAATCGCCATCTCTAGCGTAATAAAACTTATTCAACTTGTAATGAAGCTTATTCAACATTTTTAGGAAGGAGTGCATACGGTGACTGAAAAGAAAACGTCTGATGCTCAACTAAAGGCATCGAGAAAGTGGCAAGAAAAGAATAAAGAACAAATGAAACACGTCCGCAATCGCTCTGGTGCCAAGGGATATATCAAAAATGCCTCTCTTGAGGAATTGGAAGAATTAGAACAATTGATCGAAGAACGCAAAAAAGCCCTATCCAATTAAGGACAGGGCTTTTTTTGTAAAGAAGGTTAAAAAATGAAACACAGTTTTAACTGATCCGAGTAAGTTATCCACCCCGGATTCTGTTTGTGCAAATAAAATGCCCGCTTCTTGGGGAGAAGTGAGCAAACAGAACTTTGAAAAAGATATTTTATAGGATAATTTAATTTTATATTGGGTACTGATACTTGTCAATAATTTGTATCCAAAAAGAAACCGAGGACGATATTCTGAGCAATCGTGTTGTTTAGTGCTGATCAATGGTAAGATTGAAAAGAAGAGTACTAGGCACACTTCCCCAAGCTTCCCCCGCCTAGTACTCTTCTTTTCTTATATATATTACATATTAATGGTACGTTAAAGAGAATGGAATCGCAAACATTATTGTTTACCTTAAACTTCTCTTATTAAAATACGATTGATATTTTTGAGATTAACAAAATGCCGTTTCTGATCTAATGTGATTAAGATGAAATTTTGCTAGGTCCAAACCTATTAATATTTCTCAATCGTAATTGTTAGGTAAGCAGGTTTGTTTGCCCAATCCATAGTTTAGTGTATAATTACATTGATGACGGAACATAGTTCCACCTGCACGGCGTATGAGAATATGCTGTGCTATTTTTTTGCAAAAAAACAACCACTCCCGGGGAGGAGTGGCACAATTAGATGAAAAAGTTTTTTATAAGGCAAATTAAGTATATGAGTTATTTACAAGTTGTTCAAACTTTTTGCTCAAAAAGAGCCACTTAGAAAAAAAACTTGGCTCCGCACAAAAAACTAAAGATGTTTGCCTAGATTACCGCTATGAATACTATTCTAAAATCTTTCTCAAAGTAATTCAAGCAATTTACTTTTTCAGGCAAAATTATCCAAGCTTTATTTATATCTATTTGAATTTTTTAGTGCTACAATCAAAAACGAGCAATGGCCAAAAGAAGACTTCCCCAAGCCGCTTTTGCCATTGCTCTAAGTGTTACAGAGAGACCATACTTAAATGTTAGATTAATTATTATAATATTTCAATTAAGTTGCTCTCACACAGACATTCTATAGTTTAATTTATATAGAATAATAATGAGAGTACTAGGCCTTGCCTCTAAATTCCCCAATTTAAGCCTAGTACTCTATATTAGTGCATATGCACCATTAATATGATATTCGATTAAAATACTTATTGCAACAGAAAATGACCTGCCTTATTAAACATAAAGTAAGTCTCAAATGAGAATCAGGAAAAATTAAATTGCTTGATACGAGTCCAAATAGTGACTCTATATTATTATAATAAATCTATTTATGACGATTTTCTAATCAATAATTTCTATTAAATTGTAATCATGATAAAATATAAAAATCGAAGAGTATTAGACACACTTCCCCAAGCATTACCGTCTAGTACTCTTCGTAGAGTATTGCACGCATCTCCCAAACTATAGTATAAACTTTGTAAACGCAAGTAAAACGAATATGACTTATATATAAGCTCGCAATAGCGTGCTATTTATTTTCCATGTAAGATTTAATAAATGCATATTACAATTATTCCCCAAAGTAACTGATCATTGATTTATAAGAAAGTATTTGAGGGTAATCTAAAAAAAATAAAATAACTGCTAGAAAAAAATTAAAAAGCTCTATCCAGCAATTAATGACAGGGCTTCTCTATTTTCTCAATTCTGTTATTTCTTCTCTTTCCTTAGCCTACTACGCTCATTACTTTTTTTGACTGTTTTTACAGCTACCACGCTAGATAGTAATCCATCTCCTAGTACTTTATCTGTCGCTTTTTTAGCTGCTTTGTATTTCACAGCTGATTTTAAAATACTCATTTAATTCCACCTCCATATATATCAAATAATATTATAAAAATGAGATTTTTTATTGAATTTAGAAATAATTTTTATTTATTTTATAAGTATTCCCCTAAAATCATGGGAGAGACAAGTCAACGTTATTTTATCTATCCTTTATTTATTATTGGCTAGGCAATAAATATGTAAATGCGAACACAGTCCGCTCTATGCATCATAATGATTTCTACATTATATTTTATTGATTGCTTTTGAGTACCTACCAATCTTCACTTGGACTCTACCAGCAATTGCTCATTTATAATAATTTATTGAAAAATATTTTGGAGCTCATTAGCACTAAATAAAGTTAAATCCAGCGAATTATAAATGATGACTTTAGATAACAAAATCAGATGGTTTTCCATCTTAAAGAACGAAAAACTCCCTGTCCAATCAAGGTCAGAAAGTTTTCATAAAGAAGTAAAAATGAAACAAATTTTTTACTGATACGGGTACCATTATGTTACTTTGATCTAAAGCTTTTTGCAAACAGAAAGCTTACTAAGCTTAGAGAAATATACCTCATAAACGCCAATGAGTATCTCAATTTAATTATCATACTAGAAATTCTTTTCCAATACTCTCATAATTCTTCCAAACTTATCCTCTGCTTCGTCGATTTGAGAATAGCCCCATTTTTCATAAAGACCTACATGTTGTGTAACAATATAGATACTTTGAAATCCCACTTTGAGCAGTTGGTTTTCTGCGATCTTAACTAACTCTTTACTTATACCATTGCCCCTGAAATTCGGATCAACATATACTATTGCGATATACGGACTATATGCTAAATCAACTATATCCTTACTAACAAATGAACAAAAACCGACAATACGATCTGTGGCTTCAGCTACAACGATCCCTTCCCAGTCATCGAATTCGTCCCCTATCATCTTGCTTGCTAAATACTTTGCGGCTTTCCAGTCAGCATTATATATTTCCGTAGCTGCTGCTATCCAATGGGGATCGTTTTTCTTTAAAATATGATAATCCATGATACCTCTCCTTCAAATTTAAGTATTTAATATTTATCTCTTTTAAGGTTATCACACTTTTATAGTGAGTTCATATGATATGTGGAAGATAGATACGGGACTCAAAAAAGCCTCCTACTCAACATTGAGTAAGAGGGCTTTACTTTATATCTTCACGTAAAATAAGTTAGCAAAAAAATAACGCGGACGACATTCTGAACAATTATACCCAATGGTATTGATTAATGTTAAAATAAAAGGTGAAGAGTACTAGCAGCATAATCAAAAGGCTTCCCCATGATAACTTCCCCAAGTCTTTCTGCTCTGGTACTCTTCTATTATTAATGCATGTTGCATAATAATCCTACTTTAAAAACAAAACGTTTACAAGCGTTTTTCGTCAATTTATATAACTTTCATTCCAAAATATAGGTTTTTTATCCTTGGTAATTATGTATACCCGCCCATTTTTTTGAGCGGTTTTTTTGTTTAAATTGTAAGTTCACTTACCCAATAGGATGTCACTCTGCCATCTTTTGTTGGTCCGATTGCTAACCAGCCAAATACACCTGAGCGAGGTTGACGTACAAAGGCATGACCATTTCGTTGTACTAACACACGATCATACTTGACTTGCTGACCACGTCCCAACAAAGCAAGAACGCCTAGATTATTAGGTGTAGTTGTGTCTCCGCTAGAAGTTCCTCGCAAAGTGGGGTGATGATTTAGATTTTGACGAGGAAGATGCCGAGTATGGTGCAACCGAATTAACCAAAGAATATATGGAAAGTCTAAAATCTGATTGAGGTTTTATACCTAAGTTCTTTTCATTGAAGAACGTAAAAAAGCCCTATCTCCCATTAAGGACAGGGCTTTTTCAAGGAGTAAAACGAAACACAGTTATAACTGATCTGGATACTTAAATGTTATAACTAGCTATCAATTTATGCAAATAAAAAGCCCACTCTATTGGTTGAAGTGGGCGATAGAAATTTGAAACTAAAATTGCTAGATACATTTATTACTACCTCAGTCTCTAACGTGAACACGCCAAATGTATTAGTCAATCAATTAAACATCAATAATTTTTATTAAAAGATTAACGTTCAAAATTACTTGTTCTTACAGAAATGTAAGGTTTTCGTTATAAATTATACTTTCAGAACAGTTGTTATTAAGATAACCTTTAAAACATAAAAGGAGATATCAATCATGACAAATTCTGAATCAAATACACCCCGGTTTTATCCAATTCTACTAATTCCTTATGGAATGGGATTCTACTTGTCCTTAATGCATCTTACTGGGATCTTTATACTTGGAAAAGGAATAGCAGATCCTGAAATATCCGGATTTGACCTAGTTTATCGCTTAGCACATGTTTTATCAAACTCATTTGCTATTTCCTATGACAAATTTTACTTTGGGATGCTTATAACAATCATACTGCTATCACTTGCTCTACCTTTTTATTGTCTCATAAAAAATATTAAACCTCATACGTCAGGTTGGCTTCTAATTGCGAATCTAGCTGTTTCTGTTCCTACGTTATTATTAATATTTATTGGTATAGCAATGAATTATTAATTCTATTTCCCCCGCCTTATTTTTATAAGACAGGGGATTTTGTTCTAAACTACTGCCGAATAACGACGATTACCAGAAGCGCCGATCCAACTGAGCCAAAATCGCCCTCACGAATCACTTTCGAATCGTAATTGACTATTTGGCCAGCACTATACATCCCGACAATTGCAGCCGACGTTGATGCTGCCGCTCGAATATTAGTGTTAACCGGAAAACGATAGCTTCCTCGATCAGGCAATTCAAAGCCTTTTAAATTAGGTTGTGGAGCTGTTGCAAGTGCGTTTGAAACTTCGGTAACCAATGCACCTGATACCCATCCCTCTCCTTCCACTTCAAACCAAGTAGTGAACCCATTGACGCTTTCACCGTTACGAGTGATTCTCGTTGCGTTAAATTGCGCCCCACGCTTCAGTGTTCGAATGATACGAGAGTTCGTATTTTGAGCAGCACGTACATTTAGTACGTCGGTGCTCACTACTTGACGTTTATTCCAAGGTTCCACATTGTAGGTAGGTGTAGGAGCAGGGCTTGGTATCGGGGTAGATCCAGATGAGCCATTTAGTCGGCTTCGAACAGTCGCCATGTTGATTCCAGGACAAGTATTTGATCCATGACCAGAAAACTCATTATGCCCTAGCACATCAGATGCTTTCAGAGTGAATCGCTGCATGGCTGCACGTGCACGCTCATCAAAGGCCTTTTCTTGTTCTGCGGTAAAGGATCCGTTACCCACCACACAAATGTGGTAAGTCTTGCTGTTGTGATCCCCTACGCCATTGGTCGTTACATTATCCCGATAGATCAATTGTACTGATCCATCTCTCAGGATAATCTCGTGATATCCACCAGTCCCCCATTTATTTACATTACGCCAATGATTCTGAAATGCAAACACGTCTCCTGTTGCAGTTGCTGAGTGATGACGAGCAATTTTTGTGATACCTGCTACCGATCGATTTGGATTCGTTGGTCCCATGATTCTTGAATCGCCTCGTAGGTCTACAATTTTTGTCATAGTGTTTTCCTCCTAATTTTTAAGCTTTAATAGCTTTGTTTTCCCACTTTTTATATGCATCAAAGTAGTACTCGTCTTTATCACCGTTGTAGGTGATCTCGTAGTACATCCCATCAAATAGCTTTGTACTTAACAGCGCCTTGTTGTTCTGCAGTACCTTAACTTGCCAGACAATAAACACGTCATCCGGTGTAATCTCTTTCTGATCACTCTTATCCAAGTGATCATTGGTATAAGTGGCTGTTAGTTCTCGACATTTGTCACTAAACTTCTTCTCATTCATGTCAACACCTCCAATTTCTTCATTTTCCATACATAGGTTTCTTCTTTTTGATATAATTACCCTATCAGCAAGTATCCTGCTGCAATAACTAATAAGGAGGTAGTTTTTTAATATGGTGTCTAAAGATAAATATACTCAAATGTTAGGTTCCATTCTTTCCGAGATTAAAGATTTAGAAGAATCAACATTTCGACCAATGTTTCTTGTAGGAGATAACTTAATCCTTGGTAAAGTAATATATTCGAATGACGAACGATTGAACAAAACTGAATTATCCAAAGATGGCTCGGTTTTATTTACTACTGCCGCAAATATAATGAACATTAGGGACAAACATTTCAATTTGAATAATGGTGAAGATGACAAAATTGAATACGAACCTGTTTATCTATATTTAGAAGAGGTTAAAATTCATTCCATTTCAGCTAGCAAAACTATTGAAATCCCAGAATTCGCTTTACGAATTTCAAGCATAGATGGTGTTTCTATCGGTAATATGGAACAATTTCAAGCAGAGTAATTAGTAAAATCACACATTATATTTTGCTCCTAGTTGTTTCCAGCAGCTTGGGGCAATTCTTTTACCTCAGTCGTCATCTCTTTTTTTTCATCATTTCAAATCAAAAGATCAGCCCTTCGACTGATCCTGATCTTTGTGCTGATAAATTGTATTTTCTGTTTCGCTTTGACCATTACCATAGTCTGCCGGTGTTGACTCTTTGTGTACATTTTCCTTGAAAACCGCAAGCCACTTTTGCAAGAAACCAACTTTGATGCCTGATTCATAGGCATTTTCCAAAACACTACTGATCTCATAAATAATGAGTAAAACAGTCCATACCAACGCTATATTGATTGGCAAACTAATGCCAACAATTGGTGCAACCTTATCCAATGAAGCCGCCGCAAAAATCGTGGCCAAGGCAATAAACTTGCTGAACAATCCTTCTAAATTAAGCGCAGACATCCAACTGTGTGTTTTTAGCGCTTTGAAATAACCCAAAATCAAATCTATAACGACTAATGTAAGGTAGACATCAATCACATCAAGACTACCTCCGAATAAATGAATCATAAAATCTCCTCCTATAAAAAGACTGACAAAATAAAACATACCGATTACCTTCACTTTCCGAAATTGAAAAAGAGAAGCCCTAAGACTTCCCCTCTCCCTCTAAAATTGTATTTGCCTGCTCTTCCGTGATCGCACCTAACTGATAAAACTGATTGACGTCATCTTCTGTCATCCAGCCACGATTATACCAATCTTGAATCGTCTCAAAATTAAGCATCTTCTTGCCCTCCTTGAGTCAATTCTCTTATTTGCTGTGCCTGTTTAAGATTTTGTAACGTCAGCTGTACCACCGATCGTCCTAAGGAATCCGTGGTTTCTTGTAACTCCTCGACTTCTTCTGGTGTTGCAGCACTCACCACATTCCAACGCTGCCGATTAAAATCAAACCCAATAACCACCACGTGCGGATCAGTCGGTGGCTCTACTTCCGTATAGGGATGGAATACAGGGCGATCCTCCGGCGTATATAGAGGCCTCAGATCTTGTAAATCTCTTGTGTCAAAAATTGCTTTGTGTCCTTCCATTTTTGTCATCCTCTCTTTTCTAAGTCATTGATTCGCTGGGCTAAGTGATTGAACATGTCAATGGTTGGGTTCGCTATCTGATCAATCCTTTTGGGTATATATAAATTGGTTAAACTAAGCGCAACTGTATATTCTACTTTTGCATATGCAACCCGAATCGCATTTTGATTAGTTGCTTGTCGTTCAGGACCACGTAAGACCGCGGCTGCTTTGCCAACATGACCCAGTACTGTAGTACCGGTTATTAACTCAAGTGGGAAAGTGAGTTTATCATTGAAAGTGCTCTCGTGGCTTGCCATTTCTTCCCAGTTAAATCCGGTATTTTCAGGCATTCTCCGATACCCAATGATCGGATATGGGGTGGTGGAATTGATATGCGCACAGGCTGTAAACTGAATATTCTTAACAAAGGGTTGAATTACAGCCAATTCCTCTTGTACTGTTTTCGGAGAAAAGAAAGTGAATAATTCAGGAAACCGTCGCTTCATATCACCGAGTATGTCCCATGTAAAAACAACTTGCATTCGACCATTTGAAGACGTTGCGCTAATGCTAGTATCAAGCCCATCATTCGTAGCTATTCGATTGTATTGCGCTTGTGTAATCTCTGTCCCTGCAGCAGCATTGCTTGGCAAAGAGGTCGAGAGGACGCCACCTGCTCTATGAACATTTTCGACAAAGCTTCCTCGAATTTTCCCAGTTAAATCAAGCAATGGTTCTCGAACTAGCGGTGCACCAAACATAAACTTCTCTAGTGTTTGATCAACACTTTCTTCTGTGACAAAATCCGCATCATCAAGTCGTTGCTCGATGTCACTGAGCCTTCCTTCTACCGTTGCGCGAATCTCTTCTTCAATTTCCTTCGCTAGGGCATCGATGTCAAAGGCCGCAAGGTCCGATTCAATTTGTCCAATTCGATTTTCAAATTCGGTCAAATCCTGATCAATTCCTGAGGCTTGTTCCAGAACCAAGTTTCGTAGATCCTCGAACCGCTTCACATAAAATTGCGCCATTTCTCCAAGATCTTGATCAAGCCAAGATTCTTGGAATTCGGTACTAAATGCCGGATAGTCTAAAGATTGGCCATTAGGAAACTCCACAAAAACATAAATGTTCACTGATCCGGAGTACGCGTAAATGTCATTTGGCAACATCACATTTACTTTTCCGGCTGTGGGATCCTCGATTTTGATTGAGCCATCAGCACTTTCAAAAATGACTGACTGACCTGCAGTCACGAAGTCAAAGCCCAAAATGATATTGGCTTCCGAAAGATCCAACGGATCCTCCTTAAACTGAAAGTTGATTATCTTTTTTGCGACTCGCTGATCATAACTGAAAAATTCTGTGTTGGTCGGTATAGGAGAAGAACGTTTTTCTGCCGTTTTGTTTAACGTGATCTCACTGGTTACGTAGAGATTTTCCATCGTCCGTCCTCCTTCAAGCTTTGTCTTCTAACGCCCACAGTTCTTTCAAAAATTCTTGAATTCCTTCACGGCAAGTCTTTTTGTTTTTTTGATAAAGTTCCGAATCTTGAATACTGATACTCGGCGAAGTTGAAACACCTTGTTCTTTTTCAATTGATGCAGAGAGGTAGACGACCATCGTTTCGTCAATCATTACCTGTCCTGAAAATTTGCTGCTCGTATTAGTCTTTAACATCTTGGTTTTCCTCCTTTTCAAATTCGTCCATCAGTCGGTCGTAAATGTCTGCTTCTTTCCCTGAAATCACACCGTTGTAATCAGCAAGCACCTTCCCAAACAAAGAAAAATTTTTGGCGTATAAGCCGCTCTTGATCACGATCTCTTCATCCAACAAAGCATGTAGTTCTTGTGCAAACTGATTCTTTTCGGAATCTTTCACTTCATATCCTGTCTGTGCTTCGTTGATGACCAGCTTTCCATCATCATCTTTTTCACCATACTGATCATACAGCTCCATTTCTGACTCTTGCAGCCCCTCAACTGCTTTTAATAGTTCCTTTTTGAATTTCGATCGGTGTCGGCTAGCACTTGCAGCCTTTAAGTCCATTTTTGCAACAAAAGCTAACGCAGTACCTAATTCATAATTCTTTAGTGTAATCTTCATGCGATTTTCTCCATTTCTCGTTCTAATTTTTGAATACGCTGTTCTTGGCTTTCAACGATCGCGATCAACTCTTGATTGGTTTTCGTATTAAGATTGACTTGTTTATTCATATCAATCGACAAATAATGATTATCCCCATCAATGTTTGCTTGTAAGAAAGGTACCTCTTGGGCAATCATTCCAAACTGACGAGTAGTTGGTGGCGGAGTGTCTTTGTCAATTGGACGATAGTCTTGTTTCCAATCAAAATCAACCATGCGAATTCGCTTTGTTTCTTTTATGCCTGAAATAGAAGTTTCTTGGATATTTTCTTTCAAGCGGATATCGGATTGATTGGTAATGCTCCATCTATTCATGTTGATGTTGGCGTGCATCTGGATTGAAGCGTTATTTCCTTGAATTTCCATCACAGGTATTCTTTGTTCGCTCGTTCCTGCGGAGTTGACTATTCGCCCTAATACCAAGCTATAAGCATTTCTAGCAAAATATGCAACACAGGTTCGTCCGCTAATGCTACTACGTTCAAAGCCGCCAATAGCTGTGCTTTGCCCAGTAAAAAACTCAAGGCGTGTGCCAGTCATTTCCATGAATCTTACAGTCGTGCTTTGCCAAAATGCCAACGATGTAGGTGTCAGCCTAAGGCTATTTCCCATTGAGTTGAACCCTACTTGAATAGCATTAGTAGCTAACTTATCCGCCGAAACAGCACGTGCTGCAATCGTTGTGGCTGTGACTGCGCCTGCCGCAAGCTTTGCAGTGGTCACTGCTCCCGATGCAATCTTACCTGCTACGATAGAATTCGCAGTAATATGGCGAGCGATAATGGCGTTAGAAGCAATACTGTCTCCAACGATCGTTTGGGCTCTGATTTCGTTTGCAGTTATTGTGTTCGCGGCAATCTGCGCTGCTGTGATCGTGTTTGCTGAAATCTTTGCAGCTGTGACAGCTTCAGCATCTAACTTCACTGTTGTCACTGCATTAGAAGCAATTTTCACTGCAGTGATCGCTCCGGAAGAAATCTCTGTTGCTGTAATTGTTCCAGCAAAGATATGACTTCCTCGAATCGTATCCGCCGCAATTTGTGTTCCTGTGATCGTTCCTGCAGCAATATTATCAGCGACAATTGTTCGTGCAGCAATCTCATTGGCCGTAACTGCGTTGGTCCGAATATGACGAGTCATAATTGAGTCACTAGCCAGTTCGTTCGCAGTAATTGTTTGGGCATTGATTTCTCTAGCTGTAATTGTATTAATGGCCAAATCATTACCCACAATACTCCCTGCACGAATTTGCGTGGTAGTGATACTTCCAGCAACGATCGATAAAGCTTGGATCGTATTGGCTCGGATCTTACCACCATCAATCTCAACTGTGTCCTCCCATTGCCAATCAGAAAGCAGATCCTCAACCTCTCGAATATCTGCCATTGCATCATCGATTCGTTTTTGTGCGTCAAGGAAATTTTGTTCAGCTGATTTCAAACGCTCATCCAATAAAGGTAACGAAACATTGTTCAATTCATTCAACGCAAGCTCGTTATCAAGTAATTTCTGCTCAAGTCCCGGTAACTTTACGGTGGTGAGTATATCCATTTCGACTTCGAGATCTTTTAAACGCCCTTCAAGATCCGGTAAAATATTTTGTTTCAGATCATAAAGTGCCTGATCATTCTCTGTCAGACGTTCATCTAATTCTGGAAGAATTCGGTTGTTTAAATCGTCCAAGATGCGTTCGAGTTCATCGAGATCTTTTGTATTAGCAGTTTGGCCAAAAACTTCTTCACTGAAATTACCAGCTACATCATGATGGTTGACCGCCCTTACTCGGTAATACCATTGCAGCTTGGTTTCTGTGCCATGGGTATAGGCATTGACATTTGTCTTTCCTAACAAATTACTAGGCCCCGGAACAAATCCTTTTTCTTGGGATCCATAGATCTCATACTCACGAACGGTCAGCCCCTGCATATCCCAATGCAGTAGTACTTGGCTAAAACCACCATAGGCGACTAAATTTGTAATCGTGCCAGGTCGAACGTTTGCTATGTTTCCGGGTCCAATAATCGGTGGTCGATTGACTTGTTCGTCTCGATCACGATCCTGTTCTTTCTGGTTGGATCCTAGCGTAGCTCTTGAATCGCCAATTTCAATCGATTCGTACTTATCTAACAAAACATTCCAAACGGTCTGATTGATCTTCGCATTGACGTTGACACCTAGCTTGTTAAAAGCCACGGTGACGGTGTCGTATAGCTCCAATTGTTCGAGCAGTCGATGTTGTTCTTGTCCGGTTGCACTGTACAGATCCGCAAACTTCACTTTTAGATTCACACGAGGTAATCCGACCTGATTGCTAGAAATGTAATATTGGCCAAACTGACGAAGTTCTGCGACCGTTTGAGGGTTGCGGCTACTTAAATCAACTGTCTGCACTCGTCTTTCCGGAAAATTATTGACGTGTGGACCATCAAGGATAACTTCCGGAAGAACCAACTCATTGGCGCCTTCTTCATTCGCTCGAGCATAAGGGCGAATCGATGTGTAGGTGCTCTCGATTGATTCTTCTTGCACGAGATCCACTAAGTTCTTACCATAAGCAATAACAACGCCTGTCTCCTTACCACCTTCTCGCATCAAGCGTATTTCGTTGTTATCGAAAATGTATTCACCGTTGTAATTTTGAAGTATCGAACCTTCCTTACCGCCTAATGCTTCCGCTGCGCTTTCGAAGTGGCCAATTTCAGAAAAGTCCATTGCAGTAACGGTTGTCAGATCTGTGAACACGTTGAAATCACGTTGAGGAACCAAAAGAGCACGCCACTGATTCAATGCCTCTTGGGCTGAAATAGCGGTGTGCTTCTGTCCTTTATTTAGTGCTATTTTTTCAGTGATTAAAGCAATGTGTTCGCAGTAGACCGACACAATTCCATTTTGTGGTTTAGTGATCCGGACAATTTCAAATCGTTGACGCTTCGATCTCGTTCCCGGTCCTACATCGACCACAACTTTTTTCCCTTTCTCAAGCTGAGAGAAGAGAACGCCGAAAACCGGATAGGTAAACTCTAAAAAAGGAAAATTATTCCGTTTTCGTGTCGCAAAAACATTGCTTGATTCTTTTAAAAGACCTAAGCCAAGCGTGCTGTAATCATTGTTTGCTTTGTCGTATAAAATCGGCACACTCATATTGCAGTCACCCTCCATCTCGGCGTAATCGTCATTTGTGTGATTTGAGTTGTGAATGAAATGGTATTAGTTCCTGGTCGTAGCTCCGGCACATGGTAACCATCACTTTGCATCAAGATCGCACTTGAGATATTGGCTATGCCATCCCGATATGCCGTTCCTAGCTCGCTGTCGATCGTAATCATGCCAGCACCGGCCGCTCTCAGGATTCGAAACTGCCGACCATTAATGGTCAGGGTCGCATCTGCTGTACCGCTATATCTAAATTGGATCAATGGCAACGAATTGATTGGTTCCGGGTTCTCCAATGTGCGCCCAGATATGTGAGCAGTTGCAGTTTGGCCATCTAGTCGATACATCACTGGCTTACACCTAAACGGCAATGCCACGTCAAAATGATCACGCCAGCGATCGATAATTCGAACTTGTGAATGAAAGATACCTTCGTAGAAGTATTCCGGATCCTCAGAAAAAAGAAGCCGACTGTATCGCTTGGGTTCCTTCAGCCAGTGAGTAATTTCTCTGACTTGCTGGAAAAGCGACTTGTCTGCTTCTTTTCTAAGTTCCATGGGAAATGTCTTGATGATATCTTTTTCTCGTTCATTGTCGTAAATGATTGCGCCTTGTCGGCCATCGACCTCGTCAAAACGCAAGTCAGATTCAGGAATCGTCAACTCCATCTCATTTAGGAGATAGAGGTTCTTGGCGGTTGATCTCTGGCCATTAAATTCAAAATACGGTTCATTCGTCATTCTAATGACCTCCTTATCTCGTCTGCAGTTTGTTGGGCAATATCTTGTGTTAGTTCTGCTACATCCTGATCGTTACGAATGGTGATTTCGTCAAAATGAATATCGATATGCGGTGTATTATGGATCGTTTGGTTGGTGGTTCTCGATTCACTCTTAACCGCTGGCAATGATAAGCCAAAGCCAGCATTACCGGCAATGGCCACCGACTCAGCTTGGATATCAGGCAAAACAAGTTGCGCACCCAAATCCTCAATGGCATCTAACGCAAAATGCTTGAATCGCTCAATCCCTTCACCAATTCCTGCAGGGATCCAACGTCCCACATCCATCATCATCACTTTTGAAGGTGAGTTGATATCCAAGGCTCTCTGCATCGTTTGGGCTACCTGATTGGCGATCGTTGCGGCAGTATTCAACACCTGTGCTTGACCAGCCACCAATCCATTGTTTAGCCCGATCATGGAATTTTGTCCGATACGATAAAACTGATCAGGTAGATGGCTCATCTGATCCGGCATGCGTTGCGCACCATCACGGATTGTGTCGTTTGCATCTCGCATCCCTTCACGAAAAGCCTGATTGGATTCACGCATAGTGGATGCAGCAATCCTTGGCATGTTCTGCAAGGTTCGATCAACATCACGATCCATCTTTTCAAATTCCTTGACGACGTCTTCTGCGGCCTTCTTGGACTTCTTAACCATCTCATCGGTCATCTTGGCAATTGAATTCAGTACTTTGGAAGAATTCTGATCAATCCCTTGAGCGATCCCTTCCACCATCGGCTTCCCGATTTGTTTACCCATCTGATTGGCATTGAGTTCTTTATCCAGTAAAGACATCAGCTTCTTGGCCAACTGTACGATCGCTCGTTCAGGTGCGCTGCTATTTTGTTCGATCCCTTGGGCAAGACCAGTCGTGATGTTGCCACCATATTCTCGGTAAACACCAGATGGCGAGTTAATATCATTCGCTTTCCGGAATTCCTTATTTGCTTGTTCAGCAAGGTTCCTCGTGGCGTTTTCGACACCTGATGCCGATTTATCAATGCCGATTTCCAATCCTTGACCTAAGTTTTCACCAAACGGCTCGAACCGATCGGGATCCATTTCTTTTTCAAAGACTTCTCGTGGCACACCAGACAATTCGGCGGTACTTGCCTGAACTGCTTCCTTACTTCGATCGATTCCTTCTGCATATCCTTTGCCTGGCGTTTCACCATGAGCGACAAAAACATCTTGATCGATCACTTCACCAAATAACTTCTCTGGCGTTTCGGCTAGTTCTTTCGATGCATCTTCGACAGGTTGAATCCCTGCCAAAATTCCGTCTGACGTCCCCTTGGCAAGTGGATCAGTAATTTCTGCGTAATTGGTATTAGCAATCGTTTCTTCGATCACTTGTCCTGGAACTTGTGCAATACTCTCTGCCGCTTCTGCAACTTGTTCTTCACCTTCAGCCATTCCTTCTGCGGTTTCTTCAGGAACCTTTTTACCAACAGAGGTTAAATCTGCTTTGTCCAATTCTTCCCGAAGAGTACCCACAGAAACATTGGCTAGCTCTCTTGATGCAAGTCGCACCTCTTCTTCACCGAGACCATGGGTTTGGGCGAACTGTTTCGGTGCATTTTCACCTACTTTTGCGTATTCTCCAGATAATTTCTCCAATTCTTCAGCTGATGCATTTACTAGGTCTGCAGCCAAAGCGCGCATCTCAGGCGTGCCTTCTGCCATCTTCTCGAGTAACCCTGTATCCATTCCATCCCCAGCGCGTGCCCACAACGTCTCCATGTTGTCAGCGTGTTCGGCTTGATACGTGAGGTGATCTTGCAGGTGCTGCCGAGCTTGCCCCATACCGTATTCTACTTTTTCAGGTACGTCCTTGAATACATCTTCATTTTTCTTCTGGAAGCTATCTAGTTGGCTGTTTAACTCGTCGACAACGCCTTTTTGAAAATCGTTTAAACTCCCATAAGAGACGATCATCATTTCGTTTGCTGCAGCGGTCGCCTCGGATGTTTCTTGCCTTTTTGCTTGTTCTTCATCCGAAAGTCGATCTTTCTCGGCATAAATACCTTCAAGATTCCCCATAGCCTCGGCTTCCTTGGCGTCTAACTCTTCCAGGGATTCCTGAACCGCCTTTTTGCCATCGACACCAGAAACAGAAGCCTCATATTCAAGCATCGCTCGTTCTTTCGCAACTTCCTTAAGGGTCGTCTCATAATCAGCGGCTTCTTGCGTCAGTTGATTTTGACGTTCTACCAAGCTATTGACTTCTTCCATCCCTTTAGAAGCTTCAATGCGTTTTTGGATTTCCTCAGTGGTGGCATTTAACAAGCCCGATTCTTCATCATAGGCAAGATTTAATCCAGTAACTGAGTTGTTTAACTCTTCCACGGTATCGGCCATTAATTGCTTCTCAGCAGCTGACTTGCCTTCTATTGCGGTCAACCGCTCTAATTCTGCAGCTAAGTCTTTGTTTCGTTCGGCATTGGAATCAATGACTTTCCCTTGTGCTTCAAATGCTTTTGCGTTGGATTCCGTTGCATCATTTAGGCCATCAAATTCATCACCTAAACCATCAATTTCACTTGCCAATTCTTTTGCTGCTTTACGGTTGTCGTTCCATCGCTTGAATAAAACAGCCCCCACTACAGCTGCCGCTCCCATAGCAAGTCCAACACCACTTGTGGCCATCTTCAACGCTGCCGTCGCAATTGTTTTCGCTTTGATAGCTACAGTATGCAAATTAGTGGCTGCTGCTGATCCTGCGTTCATAGCCTTAGATTGAGCTGCAGCGCTAAGATGAGATTTTTCAGCTACGGTCATTGCCTTTGTGACTGCTGCAGCGGCTGTTTTAGCACCTGTTAAGGTTTTGATTGAACCAATAAAGCCACGAGTGTACAACTCTGCTTTCTTGATGACCATGTAGCCTGCGATTGCTGTGGTTACCCCAATAATCGCTGGTGCCAAGATAACCGATGATTCTTTAAGGTCAATTATCCCACCAACCATCGTATCGATTGATGAAACAACAGGTGGAATCACGCCAGCTACACCGTTTAATACACCTTCAAAGGTTTTTCCAAATCCTTGGACATTTTCTTTCATGGATCCAAATCGGGTCTCTGCAAATGCATCATCCATTGATTCGATAATGCTTGCGGTTCCCCTTGCGGTAGCAGTCGCCATGTTCGCAAATGAACCTTTCCACGTATCCCCTGCTTGTTGGGCCATCCCTGTAACAGAAGCCAGTTCATTACCGCCTTCACGCATCGCATGCTCTACTGCATCAAAGAATTCATTGGCACCCATCTCACCATCGCGCATGGCATCACGTACATCCCCCACACTACGTCCTGTGGCATCGGCATAGATTTCCCATGGATCAACACCACGACGCACCATGCGGTCCATCTGTGCCATGTTGACCGTGCCTGTCGCGCGCATTTGGATCATCGCATCCATCACGTTATCCATCGCATCAGCAGATCCATCACCATAGAAGGCGACCGCATCACCCCAAACCTTGTAGCTTTCCGTCGATTTCTCAAGGTCTTTATTTTGCATAACCAATCGTTGGACAGTTTGAGCGGCGCTATCCAGCATGTAGTTTGTACCAACTACTGCATCCCGAACGCCTTCCATTCCTTGTTCGGCTTCTTCTGAGCTACCAGTCAATCGGGTCATGGTGTTTTCAAAGTTGTTCAATGTATCGATTCGACCAAAAGCACTGTCCAATGACCCTTTGGCCGTAGACAATGCTGCAGATGCGCCTTTCGTGATTAACATCGCGGCACTCAACTGCCCGATCGTTCCGGTCAGTTTTTGCGCTTTCGGCTCTGGAATATGAAAAGCATTACCCGTTTGATTTCCTACTTGTTCCGCACGATCTCCGAAATCTCCGAGATCCTTTTTCATGATAGCAACTGCATCTGCAATCGATCGTGCGCCATCTTTTCCTGCAGCCTCTAGGTGTCGAGACAAGCTATTTCCAGCTGCTGTTGCTGCCAGATTTACTTCGGGCACCATTTTAGCAGAGGATTGTTTGATAGCGTCCATTGATGCGGTGGCATGTTTCGAACCGATAATAAACGGATCGCTGATTGCGCCACCGAGTCCTGGCATGGCTATTTCTACTGATCCAACCATATTCGATACAGACTTAGTGATCCCATCTGTGGAATTACTTGCATCTTTGGCACCTGATTCAAACCCTTTGGCTATTGAATTGGATGCTCGAGTCGCATGGGCTTCAACAGCGCCACTCATTTCTCTGGTCGCATTTGAAATCTTGTAGGTTGACGCTTCGGAATCTTTCGCAGCGCTTAAGAAGGTTTCACTAATACTTCGCCCCATAAGTGGTGCAGAAGATTCGACAGATGATGCCAGATCTGCAACAGTCTTGGCCACACTATCAGTCGCTTGGTTTGCTCCTTTTGATCCTGAATCAAAGTTATCACCAATTGACTTCCCCGCTTTTGATGTTGCGGATTCAGTCGTCTTGCCTAGATCTGAAACGGTCTTTTCCACCGAATCTACCGCTTTATTTGCGGACTTGGCACCTGATTCGGTATTGTTCCCCATATCAGTGCCGACTTTTTTCATGACATCATCGGCATTTTTACCCAAGCGGGAAAAGCCTTGTTCCACCGTGTCGATCTCTTTTGTGACCTGTTTCCCATTGACGATTATGTCGATCGTTACCTTGCCATCACTTCTGCTCATCTTCTTCACCTTCTTTCGGTAGTGCATAGAGTTTCTTCAATTTTCGAAGCTCATCCTTTGCTTCTTTGTTCCCTTTTCCTGTTGGCATTTTTTTCGTACGAATGGATACGATTTGGCGGAATCTTGTTTCATCTGGCAATCCACCAAATAAAGCAATAAATTTCTCCCACCTCATTTTTCCTCGCTGATCAAACAGATCAATTCCGTATGCTTGGTAAAAGGCTGCGTAAATATTTGGCGCATCGTAATCAAAAGAAAAATGCTGGTCCGCAATCTCTTTCATTTTTGGTTTTAGTTTGTTTCCTTTCTTGTCGTATCGTGTTTTTGGCTTTTCCCAAATATCAAACGCCTCCAAGATCGACAAAAAAATCGTATTTTGTGTTTCGATGTCATATAAAAATGAAACACCCAGCACCAGATTGATGCCTAAAAGGATTTTTTCTGGCTCCGATAGCCCCGGGTCTTTTAATAAATCGAAAAGGCGAAGTACCGTATCGAAAGAAAGATCGATCGGATAACTAACACCATCGATTTCCACCGTGTCTTCTAATCGATACTGCAGTTTCATCGATCTAACCTTCTAAATAGTGCTGCATTTTTTCAAAGTACTGTTGCTTACGCCCGCCAATTTCTTCACTGACTGCGGAACAAATCTCCATGTAGTATTCAGAAATCAACATATAGTCAGGCGAAAGCTCGAATAACTTGTCAAATGCGCCGGGACCCAAAAGATTATCAATCACTTTTTCTAATGCTTCGTGTGCATTTCTTTTGGCTGTTTCTGGTTTTATCTGTTCTTTTTCCACCTTTTTCGTGATTTTAGAGGATTTTTCCGCATATCCTGCAACCAATTTCCAAAATGCCTCTGCACCTTTTTCAGATATGTCGATGTGAAATGTATGTTCGCCAATTTCAATTGGCAGTTGTGTTGTTTTTACTGGAATTTTTACCATGTTTGTTTCCTCCATTCGTTTGTATGTAAAAAAGAGAAGCGCTAAACGCCTCTCTTACTTGGCTTCTTCTTTTTTGCTTGCTTTATTGTTAACTGGTGCAGAATTTAACGCTGCATCTGCGTTACTAGATCCCGGAACCCCTTCGGTTGGTGTAGCGTCAAAGGTAATTGTACAAGAAAAGTCTTCTGTCGCATCCGCTGCACCAGATCCGGCCACAATGTCCGTCACAGTCGCGTGCCCAGTCCATTGTTTTGTCTTGTCAGCACTGACAACTCGATGCCAAACTTTCCGTCCAATACCGGTCTTGTATTTCATATCCGCAATAATTTGTTGTGCTTTATCTTCGGAATCATAGTCACCAGATACGTTATACGCACCGGATACACTATTGACCATGTTCGTTTTTACTCCGTTGTAATAGGCCTTTTCTTCTGTTGTTTCTGTCGTCGCATCCGAAATATCTTCAATTCCGTCCGCAAGTTCTACCCACGCTGATTCCGTAGGTGCTGTGTTGATAGTCGTAAATGGCGCAATAAAATGGCCACGCTCACTGTTTACATTTTTCATTTAGTCTTCACTCTCCTGTGGTTTATTTTTAAAATATAGTTTTGCTTGGACGACTAATCGATAATAGAAGAACTTTTGATCATCTTGCCCAAGCAAAAATGGTTCATTGGAAATTGTCAAAGCCATGAATTGATAAGAACCATCTTCAGATGGGATAGATTTCACATTTTCCAAAATCTCAGAAAGCTGATAGATGACGCGGTCGCCAGAAAAATCTTTTGTCTTGAACCGGAATTCAAACGGCAATTCCTTGACCTTGTCCCCATTCATGTACGATTTGACTGTTCGTCCTCCCGGTAGTGGTGCCAACCGAATTGACTCCTCCTGATCGATGGCTTGGATGATCACTGGCACATCGATTTTACTAGCTACTTCCTGTAGCCGATCAATAAAATCCATTATAGTTTCGCTCCAATCTTAAATGCCTGTAACCAATCACTCATGAATAGCGGTTTTGCTGCTTCATCCCAAAATGGACCAGTTCCGGGCTGCTTATTGACAAATGGGATCCATACACCAGTCACCGGATGCTTCCGGCCGCCATAATACTGTGGACCGGCATATGGCGCATCAAATATCAGCTGACTGCCCCGACCAGATACATAGCCAGTGTCACGCAAATGCATCGTGTCCCATGGCACCACAGTTTCGTTCATGGTTTGTAGCATCCGGTTGGCCATGTTCAACTGACCTAGTCCCAAGTTATCTTCACTGAGCTTTGACCGGACACCACCTAGATCAATTTCAATTTTGATCCCACTCATCAGACCACATCAATTTCATAACCGAAAGGATCAGGTGAATCAGCATTCAGCGGTACAACTTTTGCGATCGTGTACTGTTTGCCAAAAATCTCAATTTGGTCTGCAACTGAAAACTCTGGTAATGGTCCAGTGTATTTCTTCACCATAGAGATCAATGCATTGGGCGTTTGTACTTTCCCATCAACATCCCTCGGCTCAAACTTGACTGTGTCATCAAAGCGGACATGCTTAATCACAAGCTCATCCTCAAGAATGGGCTCACCTCTTGGCGTTACACCAATTTTCTTTCGATAGATCATTGTATGGGGGAAGAATCGTTTTGACGGCATTCTCATCGACTCACCCCACGATATAGTAAACCGGTCCCAGACAACTGCAGCATAGCGTCCCCTGATAGCAGCGGTGCTTCGTTCGTTAAGGATGAACCGCCTTTGCTCTTAGAAACACTCATGCGGCCAATAGACCAACTATCTGGCTCCTGCATCCCAAACGTGGTAGTAGCCTCTGCTTCATGCATGTACTCAATCTGGTAAGCAACAGCCAATTTAAATGCATTGCGACGCAATAGAATATCTGATTCAAGATCGTTGCGCTGATAGAAACGTCTAGTTTGGATATCCAGCAACGCACTGGCTTTTCTAAGCAGCTTCTTGAACTCCTTTTCGGTCAGTTCCGTGTCACGATCCACGAGTCGCTTGTACTCCTTAAGAGATAGGTAGCCACAAGACTCAATGCTTTCCTGATCGTCAAAGATTTCATTCAATGGCTTACGACGTAGTCGTTCCATGATTGTTTCACCTCCATGAAAAAAGAGAGTGGTTATTCACTCTCTTTTAACAGCTCGATTAGTTCTGGCTTCTTGGCAGTAGCTGGATACTCAATCCCGAGGCGATCCAATTCGGTTTTAAGCTCTTCTACCTTCATGTCGTCGATCGCTACTGGCTGCTCTCCTACTTCTTTGACATTCAGTTCCGCTTGTTGCTTGACTAAAGTAGAAGCAATTACCGCATTGTTCTGATGTTTCATCTTGAATAAGTCATGGTAAATTCGGTTTTGGTACAAATATCCATCCCCTTGGCCCACTTGACCTGGTGCGAACAAATAAACACTTGCGAATTTAGCTTTTGCAATCACTGCTGGTTTTGCCACCAATAAATAATTCAATTGTTTAGAATCATCTTTTGGAACAAATCCTTCTGTAAAGTCAAAAGAATCATAGAAACGTTCTTCGGCCCAAACTTCTTTGATGCGGACACCGTCTAAACTTGTCACTCGTGTTTCAATCTTCATCCCATTAGAATCAACATTAATCGTGCGAGTGAATTTAGGCGATTGCTCCAAACAATCCATCACCTGAGAAGAAACATAAAGAATCAAGTTTTGGGTACCATAACGGCGCGTTTTTAGAATAGCGGCTTTCAAAATTTTGACCACATTGTCTTCTGTAATCACTTCATCTTTCGAAAGTCCCTCTTTTTCTGCATAGGCTGCCAATTTAGAGAAGCGGTAAGCATCCATCTCAGGTGTTGCGTTCTCCTTAGAAAATTCACGAGTGATATTTCCAGCTGAAGCAGCCTGATTCGTTTCATCAACATCCGCTTTATCTACATAGAATTCAATATCTCGGTCAAAGTCCAACGTATAAGGGACATCCTCAACTGTAATTTTCCCAGAATTGAACCCTTTTTTCTCACGATTATGTTTTTGATATCCCGATGTCTTGATATGAGGGACACGGAACGTCTTCGCATCTAACCAATTCACCTCAGGTGTCTCAAGCTCCGCTGTTAATGATTCTTGTTGCAAGGTTTGATCTAACTCTTTCTGCCATTTCTCTGCATAGTTCTGAACTGTAACTGTCATTTAAAAATTCCTCCTATTTTCCTTTTAATCCCGCTAAAAACGGGTCTAACTGATCTGGGTTTCCCGATTGAGGATTCCCACCACTGACAAACTGCTTTTTCTTTTTCTTTGGAATGGTTTCACCTAAAATCTCTTTCGCCAATTCAAAAGAGGCCTCTGCTTTATCAGCATCGCTACAATCAATCAAATCAATGATCTTCAATGGTAGCCCCTCTTCTTGCGCTTTCTCGCGATATTCTAGACGAATTTCTTTTTGAGCTAGCTCTGCCTCTTTTTGAGCAAGTTTTTCTTGGGCTGATTTTTCACTCTGATCCTGGTCTGAGGATTTTTTATCCTCGGTATCCTTGGGAATACTTTTCTCCCATTCCTGTTTCGCTTTCTCAACGGCTTTCTTGGTTTCTGCAGCAACCATTTTGCCAACATCATCACGAGAATACTTCTTAGGGGACGTTTCTTTTTCCTTAGTTTCTGCTTCTTCCTCAGTTTGAGTTTGATCTTCAACAGATTGATCTTGCTCATCACGAGCAGAATCAGACTCTGGATCTGCAAAAAACTGCAAATGCATCTTCATTGGCTTAAAAAAATCTTTCATAGTGACCTCCTAGTGGTTACGCCACAACCCGATAAATTTAATGGTTACGTCCATCACCCGAAACAGCTTTCTCTTTAACGCCTGTAAGCAGTAAGAAGGCAAAACAAAAAGCCTAGCAAGCTAGACTAAATAAACCTAAATCTTCGAACTCCCAATACTCTTCTAATTCATCATCATCCATTTGTATCACTCCTTTAGGTATCCGGCGGTTTCTTCTCATATTTCATAGCAAGACCAATTCGATAAAACGCTAATAAAATTTCTTTCAGATCTATTGAATTTTTCATCATTACCCTCCTTATTACGAATAAACTTGTTCTCTCGAATAATCTCGTCGCAACAATTGATCATGCTCGCTAATAAATGCTCTTAAGGCCGCCTGACGCTTTCTTATTAGCTGTTTAAAGTGCTGGACATCTTCTTTATCATCAATTATCGTAGCAGCATTCAGTTGCCTTTTTGCACGACGAATAGCGACTTCCATGCGTCGTTGCTTGGCAACCAAGTCCGCATTGTCAATCGCTTGTTTTGGATCATACTGCTTCATGTGAAAATCAAGATCCGGATCATAGATTTGAATGTACAACCGATGCCTGCAGTTGATTCCTTGTGTTCCATCAGGTTCACCATAACCATGGTTATAAATTGATGCAATATGGCGCAGTTCTTCCGGTGCCTCATCTGTACGGACAAGCAAGACCCATCCGCCTTGTATATGGGCACAGTGTGGTCGAGCAGCTGCATGGCTACTCATTAAGGCAGTGACAATGCCATGCTCTAAGCCTCGCTTGAGTCGCAGATCCTGATAGACTCTGTGAGTTGTGGCTTTCAAAACCATCCGGACATATCGCTCGAGGCTCCATTCTCGACCTGCCTTGTCGATAAAGGTCGTCATAACCCCTTTTTCCACCATAGCATAAATTGCCTCTTTAAGGGCTTGTTGTGGTGTTTTAGCCCCACCAATGATTTTAGCTACCGTATCATTTAAGACTTGCTGATACATCTTTGCTAGCGGATTATTTGGGTAATTGGTATCGATAAGCGTTTGATTGACATGGTTGTCGAGATCTCGCCACTGCTGGTTGAAATAGGATTGCATGACGTTATTGATTTCTGTCCTGGGAGGTGGCTCTTTTCCAGTTTGTTTCGATAGGTTTTTATCAAGATCAGAAATAACCTCAAAGCCCATATCAACAATGAATCTTTTTAGCTGCCCATAGGTGTAGTTCCCTGTATCTTGGACGATTCGCTGCAGCGATTGCTGATTCAACAGGTTTAGTTGCTGCATCTTTTCAAGCTTCCACCGGAATACGTTGTCTTCTGTGAGCGTTGTTCTCGTCGGCTTGTTTAACTGGCGGACAAGAATTCGCATAATCTCATCTTCCATGGACATATATGCGCCTTGGACGTAAGCAGCTTCAATCTCTAATTGCTTCGGTGTGATAGTCATTTACTCACTCCTCGAAGTCTTCAAATCCAGAATCCTGTATTCTTCCTGCTGTTTCATCAACCACATCCATCTGTGCTTGAATATAGATTTTTCGTGCAACGTTTTCTGGCACTTTCATTATCTTCGAGATAGCTAACCACCCTGGGATCAGTCCATCGTTTTTCAGCTCTCGATAATAATCTGACTCTGATTTCTTATCTAAGAAAATTCCATCGTCAAAATTTACCCCTATTTCTTCCCGATTAGGAGCTTCTCCATCGAACACGGGTTTTCCATCGACTTCTGTTGCTCGTCCTAGCTCACAAAGGGCAAGTACAACATCACGAATAAACTCTTCAAGTTCAGTGGTTTGCTGGTTCCTCGATTGATACGTTTGCGAGTTTTCACTTATTACCTCAGTTGCGGTCTTGTTGGTTGATCGGATGCCTTGACCGTCAAAGACGAAAGTTCCGGTTGAAAGTCCTACTTCCATTTCCAGAAGGCGCAAGCGATGATTGATTGCCCCGATATACTGTTCCGTCCGAATATCTTGTGTTAGGTCAGTTATTTTAAATTCATCAGGATTAGTGCCAGGGACAATAACATAGAAATCATCATCTTTGTCAAAGGTTAATCTAATTTCTCCAGTACTTTTGTCAGGAATGCCGTTCAGCATAGATTCAGGGAAAGCTGCTCTTCTCTTTCCAACGTCAATTTCATGATCAAATGCATCCAAAGCTGTGTTTAGTCGATCAAGCGTCTGTTTGCAGTTGTCGTAAACACCAACGCCCAATGGAGAATAAGGGTGTATATTATTAAAGCCGGCGGTTTTGAAATAAGAGAAAATCGGACGGTCAATTTCTTCACCTCGAGCAGACGGCTCCAGTTCTGAATATTGTTCTAATGTCTTCAAAGATACTTGTACCCCCAGAACACTATGCTTCTCACTTTCATAAAGCTCGTTTGAAATCCAGTACTCTCCATCAATCCATTCGTGGAACTCCAACAGAGTGTAAAAAAATGTTTTAGATCCTTCAGTTTTGATAGTTTTGAACGCGATCGCACACTGACTGATTTTATTAGTACTACTCTCCAACGGAAAGAATGCATCGGGTAGCGCCCACGAGAACTCAATTTTCCCGGATTGGTCATTAAAATAAGGGCGTACTACCAAACCGCCCAGGGCCATTGCTGGTTCAAGGTACTTACTTAGATTACGTTTGAAATCATTATGCTGAAACACAGATTCTATCCAAGCACTGGCTTCATCATACTTATTAGATTTATCATCTTTTCCGATCGTAATATCTGCCTGTTCATTAAACATTACCTTCGCGTACTCAGAAGCAACTTTACGGGCCATGTTGATATTCGCTTTTGCACGTTTATCTGAATCACAATGCGTGTACCCTTGGTAATAAAGCAAACTGTTTTGAATACGATCATACTCTTCACGACTCATTTGAATCTTAGGATGATCTAAGATACTTTGTAGCTCTTTTTTCGCCCCTATCGCAACCGCCCCCTTTCCAAAGACTCTTTTTATTGTTTGCCAAAATGACACTGGACCACCTCCTATTAGAGAACATAACGTTTCGTAAAGTAATTAATTGCATACCGACATTCATCAAGGGCATGGTTGTTTTTATCAACTGGGTAGCCATTATCATTACGGACATACATCCCTAGCTCCTTGATAAAATAATAATGGCCATATTTGCCTTCATGATCGTAAAGAAAAAAGCGTCCTTTTGACAAGGCGCTTTGCATTCGTTCAATCCCTACTTCAATTTTGGTTCCATTGCTGGTTACTTTGTCTTTTGAGTTGTTGTCTGCTTTTGTTGTGACAATACCCAAGACACGTAATTCCTCACTTAATGACTTACAAGCTGGATCGACAAAGAATTTCGAATGCTTAGGCAGCCATGACCACTCTTTGTAACACCATTCCTTAAATTGCTTGATTTCCTTGGCATACTCACTCATCGCTCTTGTGACACCCGTATCGGCGCCACTATGATAAAAATTAGCCATTCGATAAAGATAAAACTTTTTATCTTTCCAAGTAACAAGGTTCAATGAACAAGTGGTCGCATCACTCTGACCACCATCGGCACTGAAAAACACTTCTTTGGGCTCTCCGATGATTTCTTTTGCCATATGAACGTCTTCATTAAACATTGAATAGATCACTCCTTCGGGCATCACGCGATCACCTAGCCAATCACGTTTGTAGAGATATTCAGAAACTTTACACTCTTCTTCCCATTCTTTTAATGATCGTTTCGTTAAAATAGGATTATCTTGTGGACGCCAATGTCGGAACTTAAAGGATCCTGTTTTAATAAATGGTTTTAACGTTTCTAAATTGGTATGGTTTGGCGCCGGTGGGTTTTGTTCTGCAAGATGGTAACGAAAGCTAGATGCCTTGGTCCGGCGAAAAGCCTCTTCGATAACCGCCTTGTTTAGAAGATTAAACTCTAAGAATGTGACAGTCCCAAATGACATCCCAGTGATAGCACCGACAGCATTCACTTTTCCGCCGCCTTTATAGTAGATTCGCTTTTCCCCTGTTGGAAGATTGATCCATAAGTGGTCGCCATGCTCATCGTGTCGAATCTCCGCACAGCTGGCAAAGATATGTTCAAGACCAAACCCTTCACAATCCATAAACATTCGGTAAGCTTGTTCTTGGTTATAAGCGAGTACAAGATGATTGGTATCTGGATGTCCTGCATAGATCAACGCCATCTTTTGTGCGTCTGACATCGTCTTGCCAGAACGAATCGTCCCCTCGTTCAATTCCATCCGAATCCCTTTGAGTGGTTGAAAAATATTTTCTTGTTGCTTAGTCGATAATTTCAACTCATTCATCGGTATCACTCTCCTCATCTTCATCTATTGGACCAATAAGCGCTTGGCCAATATCAATGAGGCCTTGTACTTTACTCTGCTCTTTTTCATTTAACACAAGTTTCGATGCTTTACTTTCGATAATGTCCGCCTCAGATTGAACTTTACGAATTTGCGCTTGCCTCAATTCATCAACGGTAAAGAATTTCAGTAGTTCAGACATAGCTTTTTGCTTATCATAGAGTTTTACAGAAACTCCATCTTTCCCTTTTTTGACCTCTTGAATAAGAGTTCCATCAACTTCTTCACTATTTTTCAATCGAACATAAGAAATTTTAGCGACTTTCTGCTCACCTGTTTCTTCATCAATTGCAGGATTTCCGTTTTCATCAAAGAGTAAATGATCCTCAGTTCCAAATTCGCTATAATCGGCTATGTCTGAATAGGCTTGCTTAATGTATTCTGCTATCACGTCTTGTACATCAACAAAAATATCCTTTTGCAATTCAGCTTTTAGCCTATGTAATTCTGCCTTTATACTAGGTTTTACTAGGTGATTACTTCCTTCTACATTGGCTGTTTTGTAATTAGCATTCGGGTAAGCTTGTTGGTAAGCTTTTGTCGCATTAAAGTGTTTTAAATAATAAAGACAAAACAACTTTTGTTGCTCTGTTAGATCATCATTATCTATTACAGGTTGCAACTCTTTTTTGTGTGCAACCTTTTCTTTTTTGGTTGCGACCTTTTTTTCAGGAGGTGCATTCCACTTTCTAGACTTCCAAGACTTCACTGTATTTATCGATACATCATATTTATCGGCTATGTCTTTATACTTCGTTCCATTCTGATAATCATTGTATGCCTGATCCCACTTTTTCACATTGTACACCACCTCACTATCATTACTAAATGTATGGTATTCTCTCTCATCTTAAAATATTATAATTTGAACTACTACAAAGAATAGTACATATATATTGACTCATTACTCAATTTCCAGTAAGCATTTTATATATTTTAATTAATTTTTAAACTTTATTGGTTTTTTTGTTTTATTTTGGTATACTATCTTCGGGCAGGTGTTATTATACCAAAGACCATTTACTAAAATAATATCAAGTTATTGCCCAATTCTGCTGGATTAAATCCAGCAGTTTTCTCCTAAATACAATTGGTTCTTATTAAAACTATATAGACAATAAAATTTGTGTTAAAATAATTTTAGGTAGATACTCCTCAAAACGTATTGGGCAAATAGTGTTTTACTCTCTACCTAATCCATCGGACATTTATTTGTCACGATGGTCTTTTTTTGAATATCTGTTATACTAATTATTAGTAGGGACTCCTTTATTAATTTATCTATGAGACTTCAACCCTACCTTTCCATCGAGATTTATCAGCTCGATGGTCTTTTTTTAGTCACTATGGTAAAATAAATATTAGTAAAGTTCATTTATTTGATCTTTGCAATATGCCACCATCCCTCCAAGCATGGTGGCATTTCTTTTGCATATTTTATGTTAACTTGTTATTATTAAAGCAGGCAGATTCACTTTATCCAAAACATAACAGCTAACTATCTAATACAGTCGTTATCTGCCTGAAGCTGCCGGATATGACACCGGCAGTTTTTTACTCCCTTAAATTTTGGTACCATGTGAATTTTTTCGCTATTTAGTTATAATAACTATATCAGTGCAGAAGCTGAAATATCTATAAAGGAGATACAAAAATTATGACGGAAAACTTTACTACTTTAGAATTATCAGCTATGCATACCGCTTTGACCAGCTATCTAGCCAAACTCAATGACTTAGCCACCTATCCCATTGACACAAAAATAGCAGGTGAAATCAGAGCTACTGAAAAATCAATCGAAAAAATAATCACTCTATTTGCAAACAAAACAAACGAGTTAAACGTGACGCAATAACCACTTAGTTGTTTGGAAACTTTGGCTTTTCTTCCTATTATCTCATTTTCCATATGGTTTTCCTTTTAGTTAAAAGGCCTGCAAAATAATTTGTGGTATACTTAATTCAGGCAGAATACCCTTTTATGATTCATGCACAAAATACAAACCTATCTGCCCAACCACCGAGTCTTAATCGGTGGTTCTTTTTTTACTTTCTGTTATGATATATTCGGCATATGATCTCTGGAAAAAATCTATGCTAAAAACCACCAGGCTAACCGACTCTGGTGGTTTTTATTTCTATTTTTTTATATTAAATTGAGGCAGAACTACTTTATAATGATCAATTTTGTACAATATACACAATTTGTCTAACCATCGTAGATGTGCAGTAGTGTTTGGTTTTCATTTTTAATATAATTGAGTCAGGCAGATCTGCTTGCTCCAAAACATACTGGCTATGTTGCTGCACCCACCTTTATTTTCTTCAACACGATTTCCTCAACTCCAAATCAAAAGGACCACTTAAAGCAATCTATGTTATACTAAGTCCATGCAGAGTATTCTTTCACATTATCTAACAATTGTGTGAAATTCTGCCTTGCCATCGGACCAGCCTCCCGATGGCTCTTTTTTTACACTTTTGCTAAAATGTATTTGATGGCATCTCTGATTATAGTAATCAGTTTGAGTGCTATCAGCCACCAGTCTAGCAGACTCTGGTGGCTTTTCTTGTTAACTTTTGTTACCATAAAGATAGGCACATTTCTCTTTTCAAGAAAACAATTTCCCACAAATTGTAATATGCCTTAAGCTGTCGGATCTGACACCGACAGCTTTTTTCTCTTCAAAACAAAAAGATATCCTTATAAAACAGCTTCTTTAATATTTTTCAACTTAACTACAGCTACTCTATTGTCTTAATCCACTAACTCGACGACAGCAGTTCTTTCTAAAATATTACGAATTTTTATTTTAGAAAGTTCTTTTTCTCCTAATACTTCGGCCATATAGATGCCATCTTTTTTCAATTCACTCGTTTTATCCATAAATTGTCTCACCTCTAAGAACATTTTCAATATAGGATAAACAATTTACGATAATTAATAAGTATGACGTTGTTTTAACTATATACTCACCCGCCGAGTCTGCGTTACTAAGAGGTAAACGGGCTAAGATTAGAAATCTATACTATGGAAACTCATCAACTGAGCCTTGAACACCGTATCAGAGTAACGCCCTTGATAACGGCTTACTCATTGAACTGTAAATCCCTTCCTCAACACATACCGCTTACAAAGTCTGCGTAAGGCAACTTGCTGTGTTCTTAGCAAGTACAACTTAATGTTTCTAATGTGTTATGTTACTGGAGTGGGATTGCACCACACACAAGAACTTACTAAGTTCTCACGAGGCTAATAACTATTGACCGTTGCGTCTCCTACTTCCGCCACAGTGACATAAAAAAGACGGTGAATGAAGATAAGGAGCGTTCTCAACTCCATTCGTTTAAGTCTTACCGTCTCTCTGTCAAAGAAGAATAAAGCGACGAGGGGATTAGCCCCCTTTCGGTTTATGAGTTAGTTTGTGAGTAGCCCATCAACCACATGTCTTAATCTTTCGACACTATCATAATAACACGGATTTTCGAGCAAAAACCCTAAAAAACCCCTAACATTTCCCTATAAAATCCCTATTATTTTTGAGCGATCAGAATCCCTCCAGAGTATACATCCGCAAATTCATAGAGCGCTATCGCTCTTAATCGTTCTATATTCTTTTCGCTGTACAAGACACGCTCAAACTTCCCTTCTGGCGTAACCTGATATACATCCAATTTATAGGCTATCTCTCGGATAGTGATTTTATTTGGGTCACAATAACTGTACCGAAGGATCTTTTGAGAAATATCTGACAGACTTGCTATCGCTTGATCGATCATGACGATTTCTTTCGAATAGTTCTCCACAACTCCTACTGATCGTAGTTGCTGTATTACCACATTTTCTGTACCGTTCGTATTACTTCGATGTGCTGGATCATCAGTTATTTCTGGAGATCGGATCAATGAATAGGGATCTATGCTAGCACCCACTAACCGGCGTTTCTTTCTCCGATACGTCATCAGAAGTTTTCTCGCATTTGCTCGAGTTTTATTTTCATCTATTTCTGGCAACAAAGTCATAGCGCAGACCCCTCCGATTTGGTATAATTCATTTACGTCATGTATCAATAGGTTCAAGGTTAAGTCGGAGGAATCCGACTTTTTCTGTATCTTGGCTAGCTTAAGATATCAACCGTTATAGATTAAGCTTTCTTAATCTGCTTGAATTACGTTATTTAAAGGCATACTCTATTGGCATAGGCTGACACACATTTTCCTTCAGGGCATCGCAATAAGAATAGATTCGAACGCAGCTCTGTCAGCCCTTTCCTAGCGAGTATTGCCTACTGGCTCAAGGCTTCTAATATGTCTCGCTAGGGTCTACATATTTGCCGGAGAAATCCGGTTTTTTTGTTTTCTTAAGAAATCAACTGTTATAGATTAAGCTTTCTTAAACTTGTTGCACTTCATTATACATAAGAGTAACCTGTGGGCGAAGGTTAGGTTTTTAATTTTTCCTTTGTACGCGTCACTCTAAAAATTTGGGTATACAATCCTAGCCTTCACCTAGCGAGGAACCAGAATCTCACATCACATATGACAGATATCAACCCTTAATGACCTCGCTAGGGTACATAGTTATTCCGTAAAAGTATAGGATAGCCAACTTGCAGAGATTATTGCAGATAGTATTATTACAATAAAATACTTATTCTTCATATGAAGCATTTCATCCTTCCTTACTATTAGTGTTTTCATACATTGGTTTGATACAATATAACTGTCAGGCGGAAAACTGGCAGTTCACTGTTTGAGATGGTATGTAATTTGCCATCTCTTTTTTGTACTTGACGGATGCTCATTTTTCACTTTAGAATGTTTGTAATGCCTTTATATTCTTTTAACTAACCCTTTCAAGTTTTTAGGCATTGCCAGCAACTTTATAGTTGTTAGCTTTTTTTATTTGCTCAAAAAGACTGATTAAAGTAATATTTAAAAAAGGCAACTCCTAACCAAATGCAATTGAGGCCCGATTCATTTTAAACTTAGTCTTTCCAGTACCCGAATGCTCCAAGGTACTGGTTTTTTTCGCATATATATAATTTTTTTACTTACACACTTTGTTCTGTTATCCTTTACTTCGAAGGTGCTTTTATGGATAACTATAAGAGAATTGATATATGTGATTTATTTGATTCAAATAACGCAGATATAAATGACATATTGCTTCAAGGTATATATGATCGAGAAATGTATATTTTATGGTATGAAATAATTTTTCCTTACAAAAATATAAAGATATGTGATATTTTTGAAAATGATTATAAACTTCATTTATAGTATCAATTGAGATTGTTGAAATTGTATTCATTCATCTGATCATTTTCTCTTACTTATTTGATATAAAACTATAGGAGGTAAACTAATGAAATTTCATAATTATAATGATGTAGATAAAACTTGTCTTGGTTTAGCTGTAGCTGTTTTTGTACTAGGAATAGGATCAAAGTTCATTTAGATTCCAGCTGCTTGATTTTTCTTAGTTACTTTCCGAAAAAATTATATGCTTAGGTATTTTTTTAGTTATCGCTGAAGATAAGCTATTATGATTCTTTATTACATATTAAGTATTAAATGACATACATTTTTTCATATGAGATAATACTTTAAATGAAAGGAGTGTTTATTATGGAAATCAACAAAGAAAATCTTCTGCATTCAGCTTTACTAAGTATTCATAAGAATGGTTATCTAAGTTTTCAAGATCCACAAAATCTGAATACATCCTCCAAGACATCATTAAATCAGTCAGTTATTGAAATTATCGAAAATGAAAAACTAGCCAAACATATTACTAGCAATGCGCCTTTCAAATACGATATGAGTGACAGTAAATCTATAAGTTTATTAGAATTGACTGATGCTGGTCTGGAAAAACTGAAAGAACTAAAAAAATCTTAATAGGATAATATTGGTCTATTTTGTATCATCGAATAGCTGTAATAGTCCCTATACTCACTGATTACTTGTTCACTAATTGACGCTTACAATCGTCAACTATTTTTAAGCATCTCAGTAATAATAGGTTCAGGATCCTCAAGTTAGTCAGAACTGTTTTTTCTTTGGTATAATTCATTCATCAGTATTTAGATGCTGAAATAGTTAATGCGGAGATGATTCTATGATTGACAGTGAACAACGCGCTCATGACTTAGCACTTGCTTTTCTTGGATCAGGAATACCCGAACATAGGGAAAACCTTTTACTTTCTTATGAAACTGATGAAACTGATGGTCGCTTTTCTAATATAGATAGTTATGTTATTAAATACAAAAAATCTTACGACTTTTTGTATGAGTTCTTTTTGACTGAATACGAAGAGTAATTTCTAGTATCCTTGTATAACAGTCAACGTTTTTTATATCAAACAATAGTTTTCATTGATTACAGTTACTTTTAATTTTTCGATTACTTAGCCCCATTGTTATGGGGTTGTTTTTTTTGTTTGCTATTTCGTCGGATAACCAACTGGGTATTGCTTGTTTATACTAAGAAAATCTATTAGACTTATAAAAAGGGGGCTAAACCCATGAATAATATAAATCCTATATTTAAGATATTTATTCTATTCATATTGTTAAGTGTCTCTCTTTTCTTATTAATTTGTGTTTTTCTAGCTGCTTTATTCAGTTTGTACAAGTTGATTTTTGAGAAAGAACGCTTCTGGGAAATCTTCAAAAAATCCTTTGTTGACTTAATTCGAATTGTGTTCAATCTATTTTAATTAGATTGAACAGTTTTCAATTTTGGTGGATTACTGACTAAATTGTTCGTTCTTTTCTACCATCAAGCTTGATCTGGTTATACCCCAAATCTACTGTAATGCTTTCCAAGTGTTGAGGGGTTCCCCGCTCATATCCTGCTTCATAATGACTTTTTTCATAGTAACTAACGGTAGAAACTACAACTTCTGCATCCGGATTATTTTGCAATATACTAATCAAATCTTTTGCTTTCATGTTTACCCTCCTATTCCGCAATCTCTGTCGATACTAAACTATCTAATATTTATTCTTAAAAGCTCTATTGCTGTGCCACTTTTTGTGTTTTCTCCCCAATTTGCAGAAGTACGATCAGAATCTATATTAAGTTCAAAACCCTGTTTCTGAGCAAATGTTATTTCTTCTTCAAAAGCTTGTTGCGCCTTCACTTTAGAACTATATAGCGTAGGTAAGTTTGACTCATTTGGGGTAATATTAATCGCCCAAACATATTTCATTGTCTTCGCCTCATTCCTTTATCTCTTCCACTTCTCAACACACAAATTTTTGATGTGAATTTTTAACTTCCTCATCATCGATCATTGAATAGGCCATCGTCGTTTCAATGTTTTCATGTCCAAGGAATCTAGATACGAGCTCTATCGGCATGCCATGCCTTCTCGCAAGAGTTGCAGCTGTCCTTCTAAATCGATGAGGGTGTACATTTAAAACACCTGCACGCTCCCCTATACGCTTCACCAACTTCTGGACACCTGCAGAAGTCATCTTTTTCCCTTTTGCTTGCCCATAAAATAATGGACCAGTGATATGAGGGACTTCTTTCAAGTAATGATTCAACGCCAGTTTTGCTTTCGCATTAAAGTACAATGTTCTTTGTTTTCCACCTTTTCCAATCACTTCAATCGAATCGTTTTCTTGGTCATAATCACTAAAATCCAATGAAACCAATTCTGATACACGACAGCCCGTACTCAGGAGCATCTCAACAATTAGCGTCTCTTTTGTATTGGACGCAGCACTTCTCAGCTTTTCAACTTCAAGTTCGCTGAATTCTTGCTTGCGCCGTTTCGGCACTTTTATCTTCTCAACTCGTATTCCTGGATCACGAGGGATGTATTCTTCAACATACAACCATCGGAAAAATCGAACGATGCATCCACGCTCTCTGGCCAGTGTTCCTTTGGACACTTTGTCCTTCATTTCTCGATTGGCAATAAATAATCTGATGTCATTTGTAGCGATATCCTTATACGGCTTTCTCAGCGTCCTCATGAAGAGATTGATTGTTTGCATGTAAAGATTCAACGTTCCGTCTGATAGCCCTGAATCTTCTTTGAGACCACAAATTGACGATATGCAGCAACATCCGATGTCTCGTCATACAAAACGAGCTCTCTTGATGGCTTAGTTATTTCAAAATGCTCCAAGCGCATCGTTAGGATGATTTGCAGCTTTCTTAACTTCTCACCATCAATATCTTTTTCCATATCTGACACGACCCATTTAATCAATGACTCTTTGGTACTCATCGAATTAAACTCCACATGATCACTAACGTGACCAAAATCACGATAGCGTGAACTGCTTTATTTCGATTTTCTCTTTCCTTTGCAAGATTATAAAGACTTGTCGTAACGACGATTCCTAAGAAGAGTAAAAACAGGCTCATTCGTTTTCCTCGCTTTCACAATCCCCACAGTCTCTTGGATAGCCTGGTGCTTCTCCATCGACGAAGCTGCCACACGTTTGACAAATAAACCCATCAAGCATATCATCCACTACTTGAGACATTCTGCTTCCTCCTCTGCAGGTGTATTCTCTAATCGCCAGTTCATCCATCGGTATTTACTGATACCTAAGGCATTGACAATTGCTTTCACACTATAGCCCTCATCAATCAAATTTAATCTTTGTAGGTGAATGTGTAAAAATCGATTGGCACTAATGGTCTTGAGTGGTCCATGATCGGCGATCCAATTAATTTGCCGATCTGCTGCACTTGCCGCAACTCATTTTTAGGGATATCCTCAACGGAACGATCCCCGATAATAAAAATCAACTTGCGTCGATAAATTGCCTTCTGTTGTTTGGTTAACATACGCTCCTCCTATCCAAAACGTTTCCTGATCTGATAATCGTTGTCTATGAGTTCCGTCAACGTATCCTTTGGATACACTTTCTGTTTTCCTGCCCGCTTCTGATGATGCTTGCATAACCACTCAAGCTTCTCTATTGTGTCATCATCCAGCGCATATCTGGGGCGTTTTTTCTTTGTCGGCACTAGGTGGGACACCTCCTATATTAGGGTGGGACACCTTTTGATTTAGTCTTTTATCCGGTAGTACCGCTTTTTTCGGTCTGGTCGATTCTCCCGCAACTTCCTGCTTATGTTCGAATGACTGATTCCAAACTCAGCGCGCACCTCGGCCCTATTCCCCGTGAAAATCACTTCACCTTCATACAGCACTTCTACTTTCACAGTGCCCGAATTAGGAGAAGGGTACTCGTTGCCTCCCTTGAGTCGCTCCCACTCTGCTCTAATGTTTTTGTTCGTGTCAAAATCGGGATGCTCAGCCAGATAAATCATTCGTCTACGACGGATCATTCTTTCTCGACGTTGTTCCTTGTTCATGTAGCAGCCTCCTCTTTTTCGAGTACTTTTTCAATTCCTCTGCAATAATCGTTAAACCTTAGTTTCAGCCACTGACCCGTGTCATAAACACTCGGATAAAGGTGAAAAATAAAGAGGGGTCTCACGTAATACATGAATCGTTTTTCTGCATGCTCCTGTGAAAGGTCATTGATTCCTTCTTTTTTCAGCCCTTGATAAGCAAAGTTGTAGGCTGCTAATGCTTCGGCACTAGAGGGAGTCCCCTTCAAGCGGCCAACCAGTGCGATATAATCCATTTGCTTAGTCCTCCTTTGTCAAAACGGTAAATCGTCAATCCCCTGCTGCAGTTCTGCTTCTTTCTGAGCGTTATAGCCCTCTGGATCCTCAAACCATTCCGGCACAGGTTCTCTGCGAATAGGCGGTTTACTATAGCTTTGATTTGTCTGATCACGTTTCGCTTGCGCCGCCATCGTGTCGTATTTCTCACGTAGTTTACGAGCAGATAAGATATTCGCTGACCAGAATCCATGTTTCTGACTCCATGTAATCATTCTTCGCACTTGGTCTTCGGTCCGCTTGTCAATCTCGATCATTTTCCGAATGTCGTCAGCCCACTGCTGGAAGTTCGGTTCTTTGATTTCCTGATTCTGACAAATCTGTTTGAATAACTCTTGTGCAAGAATAAAATAAATGGACGTCGATTCGTAAACGCGTTTTTTGCGGTTGCGAGGTTTCTTTTCTTTATCTCTATTCTCTATACTCTTATCTCTAGACTCTATACTCTCTGCGACATTAGTGCGACCAGACGAAGGACAATCGTGCGACAATGTCGCACTTGCTTTTTTAGAACGCTCCAAACGCTTGAGTGCCGCGGCTTCTGTTTCAGATCCAACTAACTCATTTAACTGGCTTAGATAAATTTCTCCGGTTTCTAGCACGTCGATCAATCCAATTTTTTGAAACAGATCCATAGCCACCTTAATCGTGTCGACACTCGAATTTGTTGTTTTGGCCAAAGCCTCTGCATCGTAAGGAATCATCGTTGTGCCCACGTTACGCACAAGTAATCCTTCTGTCTTTAATGACTTCAAGCATAGTTTTAAATAGATTAGGCAATATTCTTTGCCATTTGGCTGTTCTTCCAACCACTCAATGGTATCTTCTTCAAAAAAGTCTTCTTTTAGTCGAAGCCAAAAATAGCGTTTTTTCCTTTTTTCAGACAATGATTCGTCCTCCTAGCGTGTTCTTACGGGTGTTACTATAAATTGATACTTTCCTTCTTCAAGTTCTGCAATGACGGGTCGAATCGCTGATCCGATAAAAATGTCAATATCATCTACTGCATATCTTTGCTTAGCATCAAGCATAAAGTTAACCATCTTTAACAAGTTTTCAGCAGAAAAGCTGATTTCCATTGATTTGCCCTCGTACTTGCAACCAACAACGATCGATATTGGGACTTCGGAATTGCTTTGACTATTGGTGATCTCCACTTTCTCAGGGTTCAGATGAAGCGTAACGATATTCGAGAAACTCCCTTCTTTCAGTGCAGTCAGTATCCGTTTAAATACACTGAGGCTTATTCGAAGTTTGTTTGGATTATTCTTTTTGACAAAATAGTTATCTGTATCCGGGTATTTCAGATCCTTAAACTCCAGTGTCCGCACATTTTGAATGAGTGTTTGCCCTATAGTATGAAAGTCGTTGATTCGCAGCATAACGTGACTGTCCGTTGCTCGTAGGCTTCCATCCTCATGGTACTGAACACACTGCAAAGCTGGTCGTGATGCATGCTGGCAAACGATTTTTTTCAAATGTTGGTGTAATTTATTATCTTGCATAATTTTTATCCTCCAGTCGCGTTTTGAAATAATTCTTCATCGTGGTATTCTTGATCAAATCTAAGTATTTGCGCATTAGACATAATGCCGATCTTGATCAGCGCTTCTTTATCAAGATAAACAGGAGTAATCACAAATTCATTTATTAACTGGATCTCTCCAATCGCATGAGCGATGTTGTGATGCACCCAGCACAGGCTTGCGAATGGAAACAATCGGTGATCGACCTTGTTTCTATTTCTTTTCCCCACTGCCTTCACATGGTGAATTTGAGCATGTGGCTTTCCACATATGCAGCATCTGCGGTACTTGCAGCAATAATAAAAGAATTTCTCATACTCTAATAAATAGCTATATCGTTTAGGAAGAGAAATTCCTTCGCTTAGGACATGTTCAATCAGGAATTCGACCCACCTGTTCATTTCAGTCATTGATGCTTCGGCATGGCTGAATTCGATGCCATGACCATCTTTGTACAAGTCTTTCATCATTTGTTTTGCCTTGTGCAAAGGCAACGCTTGATGTTTTGCGATATCTTTGATCAAGGCATGAGCCAAAGCATTTTGTTTGGCAGACTTTGGCTCATTATCGATCAGCTTCACTTCTGCTAGGTTCTCTTTTTCTCGCGCAAGTAGTTCCAAAAATGCGGGATTGATCTCCTCATCAAAAGCGATCACCAGTCGGTTGCGATCATGATGTATAATTTTCCCTAGCATTACTCAATCGCTTCGACGACTTCAATTCTCAGCTGGACGATGCTTTTGTTTAACAATCGGAATTGTTCATCGGTTCCTTTTAGTTTCAATGTGACCAAATTTCCTGATTTCTTCGACACAACACTTTTCTGTGTAACCCCTGGTTGGATCTCACCAGTTTCTCGATCAATCGCTACAATTGGCTCACTTGCTTTTTGATCGACTTCCTCGATAACCTTCGCAGCTTTTTCGAGTCGTTGTTGTTGTTCCGCTACCACTTGTTTGATTTGATCAAGCACGTCCTGCAGCTCATGTCCTTGATCAAGCCACCGCACCCATGAAACAGGCTCTAGACCCACCGCTTCCGCATACGTTTCGACCACTTGTTTATTTGTGGCCAACGTCTGTCTCTCGGTAACAATATCATTGATCGTGTCCGTAATTTCTTTGGTGGTCGCTACTTTCAGTTCACCTTTGGTTGAGGTAAATGCGCCTTTATTGGTCCATTGATCAGGAACCTTAATTTCTTCAGGATCAATACCAACAACACTGCATAGCTCCTTGATTTTCACTTGGACTTTCTTCAGTCGAGCTTCTCGCTCCGTTGCTTCAAATTGTTCGAGACTTTGAGCGATTCCTTCCTTAGCTTGTTGGATTCGACTGACAAAGTCTTTAATCTTGGTTTCAAAATCATCAAGCGGTTCAGAATAGCCTTTCTTCACTTCTATTCGCTTTTCATCTAGCAGCTTGATAATCTTATTAAGGGACGCCTGAGCATCTTTCGCCCCTTGAATATCACCTTCGGTAAAGGTTAAGCTCTCATAATGCTTCACCGTGTTTTTAACGAGTGTTGCCAATTCTGCTTCATTTTTGATTTGAATGGTACTTGGTTGATAATCGATTTTAATCGTCGTGTCAGGTTTGATTAATTCATTCATCTGCTATTTCCCCCATGTGATTTTTTCAGGCTCTTGTTTTGATTTCATATCTTCCTTTGCGAATTTCTCTTTTAACTGCAGCTCTGCTCTCTTACCCATCGCCTTGACAGTACCGATCACTTGCGCATACATGTCAGGTGTCACATCCTCTAGCTGGGTAAAATTATTGACAAGCAGAATACTTCCCTCGATTTCCTCGTAGGTTTTATCTGTCAATTCTGCCACGCCGTTGGCATAATGCTTAAAGTAATCAAAGAACACTTCTTGTTCGGACTTCTCCGGAGCTTCCTCCCCCTCGTTTAACGAATCTGGATCAATCCCATCATCTACTAGGTAAAGACCTTGCAAGGCGTATTTACGTGCGTATGAGGAGGCAGAGCCAGTGAGTTGACTGTCGTCCATTTTGGATTTAGATTCTGCTTCTCGGGCATAGGCATCAATACAGATAGATTCTTTCCCATCGCTAAGTGTTGCAGTCGAACGAATATAAAAGCGACCTTCAATGAAGAGAGGAACGTCTGTCAGGGTCAATAAAAGACCATGTTCAAGATTGTGCTTTTTGACGGCTTTTAAAATATCTTCGGCATTGCGGAAGTTATAGCCACCATATTCGCTAAAATTATTTTTAGGCACTTTTAATTCTGATTGGATCTGGATCAACTTCTGCTGGATAGTTAATTTTTCTTCAGTCATAACGGCACCGGCTTTCCTAATTTTTCTTGGGTATAGCGCAGTAAATCGTCTTCATGAACGTATTGATCATCAACGGAGTAAACCATTTCCCCTGCGAACAGGGGATCACCTTTCCAATCGAATGCAATAGGTGATGGTTCATCATGTGGAAGCTGTCTGGCTCCCAAAGAATCAAATGGATTCATCCAATCGCCCCCGCTAGAATTTCAGCTATTGCCAAAGCCAGGGATCGTTCTGCTAAATTCCCCGCCTCTTCAGCACTTATAGAAGCTCGGCACATTACACAATCACACGGCTTATTCTCTACTTCGTCGAAAATACCCAAGATCGCAAGCTTGACATCATTGTCCTCCCCTGTCTGTTCAACCCGTCCTTCTTTGGTTTCATCAAATGCTGCTAACACTAGCGTAATTTTATTTTCTTCACATGCTTCCAATAGTTCGTCAATTAATTTTTCGATTTTTTCTTTCATGTGTTATAATCTCCTTGATTAAGTTATTTGTTTTTTGCCTTCACTAGCGGTAACTGGTGTTGGCTCTTTTTTTTATGTTTTGTTACCTTGGCTTGGATCTGAGTCAGGTTCACCCCTGCTATCGTTGCTTCTGGAATTTCAAAGCGCCATTGTTTCCGGTTCAGCTGTAAGTTTTGGGCTTGTGTGACTAACTTCAAATTCTCCATGGTAATGTTTTGCTTATTGCCATCGAGAAAAATCAGCACATACCCCGGAGGGATTTTCCCATGCACTTTTTCCCATTCCACTTTATGCTTAAGGCGCCAGCGTTCATGCCAAGGGCCATTTTCTTGCACTTTTACTATCACATAGCCGTCTCGATCGATACGTTCAGTGCCAACTGTCTTATGATTTCGGGCAGGTTGCCCTTTCTTGAACGATGTCTTGTTTCCGCCAACATTGAACATCCCTCTTGTTCCTTTGTTTATAGGCACATGTCCTTTTTCAAAATAGCCTGTTAACCCACTACTTACCTTATGATTTGCCTTCCATCCTTTGATTTGGGCAATCGTTAACTGGAGATCAAATGTATGATTGATCAATTCGACCAACTCTTTGTTCGATTTTCCTTCTGCATTATTTCTGACAAAAGATTCTTGCTCGGCAGAAAAGAGTCTTCGGGATTGATTTGCTCTCCGTATCCTTTCAGAATGAGTGACCCCACTTCGGATTTTATAGTTGCTTCGAAGACTCTTCATTTTGTTTTCTGTTAGAGCCATATCGAATTTTTTATTAAACATCGCAGTGACTTCATCATTGAGTCGCCCAGGAGCGATCACTCTCAAATAGTCGATCATTTCAGGCGTATAAATTGTTTTGGGCACTGTCATCACCCTTCGATCATTTTTGGTCTACGCTTTGGATCAACCCAACCATCTTTTCCAGAGTACATTTTTTCAGCTGCAAGAACCGTATTGGCATTTTTAATCACTTGTTCGGCAACGTCTGTCATTGCCTCTGATCGCTTGATTTCTGCTTCTAATTCTTCTGGCGTCATTTCTGGGTTATCCAAGCGTTCTAATTGCCCAAAAAGAAAATTATTTAAATCGCTTAATGTGTTCTTTGGCATTTTATCCTCTCCTTTAAATTGCACTTACGATATCGGGAAATGATTCCTGAAATTTCGTCCAGTTTTCAAGTACCCCACAATGAAGCCCATTACAATTATTCAGAACGTCCTTCTCGGTCAATGTTTCAGCGCCAGACATCTTGTACATATTGATGTAGACCTTTTTCGGTGTATCAGAGTACCAATGCAGGACCGTTCGGAAACGATCACCTTCTTTGCTGATTACCAATTGCAGCAATCGATAGCTTTGGGTCTTTTTGACCTCCTCAAATCCGTATTCTGTCAGTCTTTTTCTAGTTGTTGCCATTACTTTCTCCCTACTTTCTTTTGAGTTTTCGCCCACACTTCGAACAGTATGGCCCCTTCCAAGGTTTGCATTTTTCTAGCTCAGTTGCATTCAGATAAACTGTTCTGCTACAAGATTTACAAGAAAATGTGTAACATTTTTCTTCAAACTGCATGTGTTTTATCCTCCTTCAGATACAACTGAATAGATCGTTTCATTCGGTTGATATTCTGACGGGACCGAATCAGCTCCTTGTTTTCTTCCCACCAACGATTTGCACCAACCCAATCGAAATGACGCACGTCTGTATTAGTCATCCTTATCTGCCCTCCTTGGTTTTAAGTTGATTCGAAGAACGCTTTTTCCCTTCTGCAACCCCTGCATACCAAGCAAGATCGATAGTAGCCCAAGCCGTGATCAATGCAACTCCAAGAACTGCGTGTATAGCACTGACAGTGACAACAATTAGTAATAACAGCCAAACTCCTATTGTGTCTTTAGTTGATTTCCTCATTCCTATTCCTCCTGTAATTTTTCTAAAAAATACACTTGTCCTTTACCTGTGATTAATGTTGTCGCTTCCTGTACGTTCCCTTGTGTTCTTGCGACAATTACAGGATTACTAACGAATAAACCTTGTTCGATGTATTTTTGTTTTGGATTATTTTTCTCTCGACCATATGAAATCAAATATCCTTTTTTTCGAAGCCATGAGAACATTTTGTTTCTCCCAATACTTATTCCATGCTTTTCGTAAACTATTTTGCAAAATTCACCAATTGATATGGCTCCATCTGAGTTCGAGACTGCTTTTCCGAACATGGTGTATGGTGCGTCTAGTTTTATTTGTTTCTCCATTCTTGCTCGTTCTTCTTCTGTATCTGCAGCCAGTCTTAGCGCCTCAGAAAATGTTTGTGGAATGTTCGTGTAGGTTCCAGTTTGCCTGATAGACGGAAGCACTTCGCTCGTCACCCAACGTTTGAACTTTTTTGCATTTGGAAGTTTTGACTTAAAAATAAGACTGTACAATCCTGACTCGTTGATAATCGTCATACTTTGCTTACCACCAAGGGCGCCCTGAATTGGGGCATCCTGTTTGTCTTCGACGTCAACATGAATTGAGATAGCATTTCTTGGCTTTGAGTAACCTAGTACTTCAGCTATATCTTTTCCTACAAAATACGGAACATCATTTACTAATACTGTTCGAACCTTATTTTGTTCAAAGTTAAAAATTTGAGTTTGGTTCATATTATCGCCTCCTTTAATTGATGTAATTTAATTGCTATAATAAAAAGAAAACGGAGCGTGTGGCCATGACTGATAAAAAATTGGTTTCTTTCCATTCGGGAAGTTACGTCTGTCCTTTTTGCGACTTTTCTATTCCTTTGTCTGATGAAAATTACAGCAAATATTTAGTTCGTAATAATCATGTTAGGAAAATTCAACAACAAATCACATTTAGTGGTAATGCTGGGTACCAAAGCGCGAGAACTCCAGTAATTCCAGATGAAGAATTCATTATAGAGCTAAAAAGGTGTACAAATAGCGAATGTAAAAAAACAACTATCTCCATTGAAGGTCGTGGTGCAGATACCAAAGGATTACAGTTAAATATTAATCCGCTCGGTCCAGCTCGATCGTTTCCTGATTATATTCCCAAAAGTATTCTTCAAGATTACCGAGAAGCCTGTGCAATAGTGGATCTTAGTCCTAAAGCTTCAGGAACTCTATCACGCCGATGTCTGCAATCAATCATCAGAGATTATTGGGATATTAAGAATAAGAACACACTTTTCGATGAAATACAGGCAGTAAAGCCAAAAGTTTCTTCTGAAGTGTGGGAAGCTATGGACCATCTTAGGAAACTTGGTAATATTGGCGCTCATTCCGAAAAAAATATTAATGTTATCGTCGATATCACTTCTGAAGAAGCTAAAATACTCATAAAATTTATCGAGTATTTGATAGAAATATCATACATTGAGCGATACAACACAGAAAAAATTTTCCATAGCATTGGAGAAATCAGCCAACAGAAACAATCTGAAAAGAAAGCTACTCTCGACTAGATAATTCTTTTAAAGGGTCTTCTTTTAAAATATAATTTTGAACGTTTTGATAAGTCTTTAGTAAGTTGATATTCGCTACTATAAGACTCTCGATTACACTATCCTTGAAAACCAATCTCCTTTTTAACTCATCTATTTCACAATTTGAGCCTGCACAGGCTCTTTTTTCTTTTTCTTCCATTCTTCTGACCTCATTCCTACCTGGCGATTAAGCCGATTTCGATAAAGCAATTCTTGATAATCCTTCAAATATCGGTTACTAGCTTCACGTTGTCGATCACTTAAAGATCCCCTTTTATCATGAAGCAGATGTTGAAGATCTTGAATTTTTTCTGTGGCCAATTCACGAATTAATATTTCTTGTTTAGGTGTGTAGGACATCATATTCTCCTAATCTGATCAATTAGAATTTCTTTCTTCCCATTCCTTGATCTTTTCAAAATCATATTGCAGCACACCAGATAAACGTCTACTCGGCAAAGGATCATCTAGACGATTTGTCCATCTAGAAACAGTTGCCAAGCTAACCCCAAAGTATTCAGCAACAAATTTAGCTTTTTTCCAGTCAATTATATTTTTGTTTCTTTTCGGCTCTGGCTGATCTTTCAGCATCTGGATAGGTTTTGCCTTGGACACTTGTACACCCAAATTCTCTTCTCCTCCCGAATTATTAATTTTTTTCGATGAATTTTTTGATTCTTTCAATTTGATGCTTTGGCTCGTCTCGACCATTTAAGATACGAGAAAGATACCCTTCGTTAATTTCTAGCTTGTTTGCTAGCCACGATCGTGGCTTACTTTTTAATGCAAGAAAAACATCAACATCTTTTTTCAATGTCATTACTTCATCCCCTACTCTTCCGTTAGTTTTCATCACTTGCTTCACCTCACTTATAGTTTTTGGCAAGATTATTTACAAATCTTATTGACAAATTGGTCAAATTTTGTAAAAATAGGGTATACGAAATAAACCTTACAATACATTAATACTTGCTGGGGAGCGGTTTTTAATGTGAGTTGTTTGGTAACTTATTTTGTAAATATTCTTGCTTACGAGATAACTATAACGAAATATACTTAATTTGTCAAATTTATTTTGGTTATATTTCGTAAAAATAACTCGAAGTATATTGGGAGTGTGCTTTTATATGGAGTTATTTGACAGAATAAAAGAACTATGTAAAAGAAGAGGAATTACTTTACAAACATTGGCAGAGCGAACAAACTTAAGCATAAATTCACTTTACGGCTGGAAAACAAGTGTGCCTTCTGCTGACAAATTAAAAAGAGTCGCTGACTATCTTGGAGTTACAACTGATTACTTACTCGGTGGTGATACATCACACAAAGTCGAATTAGCTCCTGAAGAGGATGAATTGATTGTGATGTTCCGTAAAAATACTGCAGATATGGATTCAGAGGAAAAAAAGGAATTTAATGAATCATTAGATAAGCTGATGTCAGTCGCAAGAGATCTATTTGAACGAGATAAAAAAAAGAAGTAAGGACTGCTGCCTATGTACAATCAGGAAACTTACGAATATAGAGAAATTGAGCAACCGGATTACCACTTATATTCTGCAAAGGCGTATGATTTACTTAATAGTATTTCGGATTGGGCACAAATGCCCATTTCTGAAATTACTTATTTGAAAATCATAGAATATTTTAGTAACAAATTTGATATTGAAGTGGTTTATTTTGATAATAACCCCTGCCCTATTAATACTAAACACGATTTTATCCATCATGAAGTAATTGAAGTATCCAAAGCCTTTAGTAAGAGAGTATCAGGCTTTACTGTCTCTAGTGCTTCGGGCTCACAATTTAAATTATTTCTTCGCAAGTATAATAGCAAACAACGGATGATTTTTACTCTTTTACATGAACTAGTTCATATATACTTTCATTGCTCAGATAGAGATTATATGCAGATCTTTGCCTCTGTGGATGTAGACGGTTTTTATCCAGATGAGATACTCCCCTTTGAAGATGAGGCAAACGTAATTGCATCGATTCTTTATCTAAACAACGAAAAATTGATCGAGTATCTAGATGAAGGTTTATCATTTGATCGAATTTTAGTTAAACACTGTATTAGTCGTAAAGCTCTACATAACAGAATAAATAATTACCTAATATATGACGTTGGTTTAAATCCAAAAGTAGCCTTCTTTAACTATTTAATGCCGTATAAGGATGAGGTATATGGTAACGACGGCATAACTCACCTGCAGTCACTAATGGCTATGAGTAAAAATGCCTATAGATAAACGCAAAAATCCCCCCAGAGAAGCTGCACACTTCCAGGAGGAAATTTTTTTGACCTTATAAATACAATTTTATCAGAAAGGAGATTTTAATGTAACATAATTGCAGAAATAAGATAATTTTAAGCGTTTAAATATTTTAATGGAGGGTTTTATGAAAAAGATTGAATTAGGTTTTGAGTCATTTAAAGGAATTTTTTTATTCGTAGGAGCTTATCAGGTTTATCAGGCTTTTAATCAGGCAACTATTTGGCTAACTAACGGAGGGTATCGTATCGCTCAAATAGAGTCAAAAGGTGGATCTACATTGGAAGAAGCATATTATCAAAACTTAGACACTATCTATGCTGGCTTCGGGCAATTCGCAAAAGCACTAGGTCTAGCAATAACTCTATATTTTTGCTACTTAGGTATCATCTCTTTTTTTAATGTGATTAAAATTTATAACGATAATAGGAAAGACAAAATTGAGGTTGTTGGAGGTTCTAATGAAGATTAA